CATTGCCAAGCAACTCTGAGAATGTGTCAAAATCGACAGTCTCAAACCGCCTAGATAAGCCAAAGAAGTCCACGTTGGACGGGGGATTGGTCTTGTGGTTATGTGTGTGAGGAACTCTTAACACACGTGCCCCATCTGCTGTGACGGCAGGGTCAGCGTTAAAGTCTTGTTCCGTACACAGTCGTTTTAGTCTTTCCGCTACAGGGAACCAGTCCTCGTAGCAGACCGATTCCGATAGGAACCAGTATACGTGTACACCACGGCCCGAGTTGACCATGGTGGGTTGTGGCAGTTTATTGCGTTTGCAAAACTGTCTGAGGGCTTTGATCGCTATCTCTTGCGATTGGAAGTCTTTGCTTGGCCCACAATCGAGATCGAGGAAGAATGCGTTTAGGTATTTTATGTTATCTACTTTACGTGAACCTGCCTCTTCAAACGTAGCTAGTCCGTAATAAACATCGAATCCTTCTTCATCAAAATTGTGTGCGGCATCGACAACGGCGTCTATAGAGTCATAGAATTTCTGTGCTTTGCGTTCGTCCGAAGATCGTGCGGCAAAAACACAGTAGTAGCCCTCACTACTCAGCGCCTTTGTTAGAAATGTTTTAGTTTCCATTGCCCCACCTGTTGCCTAAAACGCCACGGTAAGGAAGAGGTAAAAAACCCTACCGTGGCGAAGTCCGATTACCTTGTTTAGACGACAGATTTATTCGTCGTCCCAGTTGTCGATAATCGAACTAAGATCGTCGTCAGCATCAGGCTTGGGTTCTGACTTTTTCGTGACGACTTTCTTTGGCTCCTCAACAGGTGCGTCCTCGGGACTATTATCGAAGACGGTTTTAGGCTTTGCTTCTTTCTTTGGTGCCTCTGCTTTCGGTGTTTTATCCACACCGTCAGTTTGGGCAACCGTGAACGTGATAGCCTTCAGAGTAGCAGGGTCATCTTTTAACGCAACCACTTGCTCTAACTCGTTCTCATCCAAGGGGCGAACCGCCTTGAAGAACAGCTTGGGTACACTGCTATTCTTATCGAAACGCATGTTGGTAACGATAGCGATAGCGGGTGTATTGTGGGCGTTCAAGAACCGTGCGTAGGCTTGCATCGGCATGTTGCCATCCTTGGCTTCACCAAAGACAGAAGTCGCAGGTAGCTGAAGCTGATACACCTTATCAAGTTGTCCTTCGAGGGCAACGGCTAGGCGTTGTGCGAAACGACAGGCACGGCCTTCACCTTGTCCTGACCCCTTAATATTCTGAGGGCAGTCCATACACCGCTTCGCTTGACGTTGATCCTCTGGCACCTCGGGTGCAGGTGCATCGGTATCGGCAGACCAACAAGTCGGCGGCGTTGGGTTGGATGGGTTGTACGTACCTTCGTAGTAGGAACGCGAGATTTTAGCGGCGTTAAGAATAATCATGTTCATGTTATTCTCATCGCTTACGGAAACTTCTTCTCCGTTAATGATTTCACGGAATGCTTTACCGTTAAGACTGATGCGGCGGTTTTGTTCGCCCCCACCAGAACCACTTAACAGGTTGTTGTTTACATCTTGAAGTTCTTTGAACAGGTCACTGTTCGCAAGCGCATTGTTTTCAAACAAGGTAATATCGGACATATTATTCTCCTTACATGTCTTCGTCTAAGCCGTAGACAACTTCGTCGTCTACATTCGATACCATCGCTACAGCGGCGACAGCCCCAGTGCCACTTGCAACAGCAACGGCAGGTGCTTCGATTTCCCGCTTCGTAAGCGCGGCGGCTACGTTATCAATAGAGAAACGGTACGTGTTCCCCACTTTAATGTAGGTGTCCTTGGGTATATGCCCTTGGCGCACCCATGCTCTGATCGTCGATACAGAGACAGTGAAGTGCTTTGCCACTTCTTCGATAGGTACAAAAGGTCCAGTCATGATTTTTTCCTCACAGATATGACGTATTCCGAATCCACGTTGAGTCCTTTCGGCACGAGGTCGGGGTTCTCTTCGAGGAAGGTTCGCACGTTCGTTTGGTTGAGCCGCTTTTCCAGAAACTCAGGCACACCATGCTCCATAACAAATTGGTGCATAGCTTCCCAGTCGCTAGTCCAGTAGCGCGTCTTAACGGAACGGTAGAATATTCCCTCTGAAGTCTTTACACTCTCCAGACCGTTGTCTTTGCAATAGTCCAGTAGTGCCACTTTGACCTTATCCAGTTGTTGGTTAAGGTCATCTTCTTGCTTCTTGAACTCCGCAGAAAGCTGAGCCTTCTTGTCACGGATTTTCAAGTAAACACGCGTCAGCTTTTCAGCTAACTTTTCTTCCTCACTCATTTTGTTCTCCTAATCGCACGACATAACTGTCGGGGTGTTTACTCTACTAACGCCTTGTACGCTAGTCAAGCAATTCTTTGTAAAGATCAATCATTTTTGTGTGGACGTCTATTCTGCTATCTAATAATGCGTAAACACGTTTCTCTACGTGTGATCCTTGTAGCTGCACGACGGTACACTTCTGATCTTGTCCTGACCTGTGAACACGTGCATTGGCTTGGGCGTAGGTCTCCAACGAACTGGTCGGACCCCACCAAACCACTGTGTTTGCGGCTGTTAACGTGACACCGTGCGCGGCGGCTTGTGGCTGGATCACCAGTACACGCGGGTTATCTTGGCTTTGGAAACGACTGAAGATGTCGGTACGCTTTGGCGCAGATACGTCACCACGGATAACCTCAGTAGTTATACCGTCCGCTATCAGCTTCTCTGTCAGTATGTCGATGGTGTGTTTGAACGGCACAAAGACCAAAACCTTCTTACTGCTTTCGTCGATAACCTCACGCAGAACCTTGTAGCGGTGCTTGATGTCAAACTCCAGTGCATCTCCGCCATCTGTGTACACCGCACCAGAAGATATTTGCAGGAGTTTGCTCATGTTGATCGCCGCATTCGGCGCTGTGATCTCTTCCCCTGCCGCCTGTAAAACAAGTTTATCTTTGAGTTCCTTGTAATACTTGGCCTGTTGTCGCGTAAGTTCTACCTCACGTTTGACGTACACCATGTCGGGCAGGTCGAGACACTCTTCCTTGGTAAATCTAATGGCGGGTTGCAGTGCGTTGTAGACTGTATCGGTCGCTGTCTCTTTCGGCTTCCACTTAAACTGTGTGACCTTGTACATCACTTGGTCGCGGAACGAACCAAAGAACCTCGGCACCCCATCGGGGTTGACTAGCTTGGCGATACCGTACGCATCCAACGGCGATTGTGCCGCAGGTGTGCCTGTCATCATCCATAGCCAAGTCTTGTCGGTTACCAACTTATTCAGTGTCTTCCATCGCTTGGTCTGTGCGTTCTTATAATGTGTGGCTTCATCGACAATGATGCAGTCGAACCCACCGTCCGCAATGTCTTCGGCTACAATCTCTACACCGTCATAGTTAATGACCACGTAGTCAGAGCCTTCGGCGATGATCTTTTTGCGCTTGTCTTTGGAACCGTACGCCACAGAAACCGTGCGGTGCATGGCAAAACTAAACAAGTCATTACGCCATGCGCTGTCCATGATCGAGAGCGGGCAGACAATCAACACGCGGTTGACCTTGCCTTGTTTCATTAGGAAGTCGGATGCCCAGATCGCAGACGCTGTCTTACCTGTTCCCTGTTCATTGAAACAGAAGGCTTTCCGGTTAAGAGTGAGGAATGACGCAGTAACACGTTGGTGGTCGTATGGCTTGTACTGCCCGGGCCAGTCGTACTTCCCTTCGATGGGTGATGGTACGTTTATGTTTAACTGCTTTAGTGTGTGCGCCTCATCAACGCCCCAGTTCACTAAGACTTCATTGTTTGGTAACGCTCGGCTTTTCTCGACAAGTTTCGTTACTTTATTTGGGTGACGCAGACGCAACAAGAGCGCCTTGTTATCTACAATCTTCACTATGTTCTCCATCGCAACGCCATACGGCGCGGTGTTAGTGTCGCACTAACTATTTCTTTTTGCGGCCTCTGCTCAACGCACCGCCAGCCGCACGATTTTTACTGCGGCTCTGTACTCTCACGCCATCTTTGTTCGTACCCCCACGAGATAGCGGCTTCTTGTGTGCTACATCCTTGCCTTCACGCTTGTCGGCTTTGCCGTTCTTGTTAGCGTCTTTACCTGTCTTATCCATCTTGCGGCGTGCACGCTGTCGCTCCATACGATCTGAGTGCTCACCTCTGGATTTCTGCTGTTGGTATTCCTTTTTGTAAGGACGTGGCTTGTTCTTGTATGGCATCAGTTGCTCCCATTATGTGGACACACGGTAACTTGGCAGTGCCGCTTGCATAGTCCATTCGGCCTCGGGTTCCAGACATTGGCATCGGCGGCGGCTTTCATGGTGTTGTACTTACCTTGCCATTTCACCCAAAGCTGTTGTTCGTCAAATTCATCGTAGCTTGCCTTGATAAGGTCGTTACTTACGACGAACACTAGCCCTGCCTTTACCTTCTTAATATCGGGATAGTGCAAGAACACTGACATTGCCATGAGTTCAAGCTGACCTTTATCTGCGTACTTTGCGTTTTTCCCTGTCTTGTAGTCGATGACCCAAGCCACTTCCCCCAGAGTATCCACAATCAGTAGGTCGGCAATCCCTCTGAACCACACGTCTTTGGAATAGAAATCGCATGGTCTAAGGTCTTCGGTTATGCCTAACTTTTTCTCGCATAGCTTGACCCCACGCTTGGCGTTCAGGGAATCGAGCACTCCCTGTGCGTACTCAAACTTCTTAGGGAGTGCCTTGCTATCTTTTATGTAATCTTCTGCGGCTTTGTGAAACTCATTGCCGTACCGAATGGCATCGGTTTCGACAAACGGAAACTCCTTGAGTATCTTTTCGTGGTAAAACTGCTTTGGGCATTGCTCGAATGCCTTGATTTTACTGAATGACCACGGTGTTATACTCACTCACAATCTCCGTATGATTTGCCTGTTCCACTTTCACAGTTGATTGGCAGTCCTTCTGCCCAGTCTGGTGTCCACCGCATACACTGCTCAATATACGCTTGGGCTTCATCGACTTCGCTATCAGCGACACAGCATACAATCGAGTCATGCACAGTTAGTACAACGCGGTATCTCTTAGTAATTTGTAACATCTGCTCACCAATAATGCAACGCGCTATCGCTTGGCAAATGTTCTCTGTTACCTTTCCACCATATATTCTGGTGCGTCCGCGCCGTGTCTTATAGCTGTACTCGATCCCTCGCTCACCCTGTTCTCCTGATAAGTCGTCATAACGTATCAGCAAACCTGATGGCAGCTTGATCCCACGTTCCGATCCCAACACTTCCAGTACCCCTGCCTTACCGACTTGGATGCTGTCGCCGTTGACCATGTAGCGCACCATGTTCTGGCAGTCGCGCCATAACTGATTGATTTTCCAGTTGGCTTCACGGTAGATGTTTATGATCCGACGGGCCTCGTCCAGTTCAACCTCTTGTCCAAACGTGTTTAGCTGTGCTTGGAACTTGAGTGCACCCATGCCGTAACCTGCACCAAGGATAGTCGTCTTACCTACGAACCGTTGTTCTTTGGTGACGTCCTCCTCGTCGCATCCATAGATACGTGATGCCATCTTTACATACACATCTTCACCACGTGAGAAGGCTGTGGTCAGGTCGTCTTGCTCGGCAAGCCACGCCAAAACCCGCGCTTCGATCTGTGCGCTGTCAGCATCAATCAAAGTGTGTCCTGCTGGCGCGAGGATGCTACGCTTTAACTTCTTACCATTTGGCCCACGGCTTGGCAGGTTCTGCATGTTGATCTTGTCATCACCACCCCATCGCCCAGTGTGTGCGGCGTAGTAGCGGACAGGTACAGGCAGGGTGCCACGTTTACCGATGTCGATGAACCGCTGAGTCCTCGTCTCCTCCAGTGTGCTCTTCGTACCAAGACGTGCGGCAACAACGGCTTGCACCCTGTCGTCTTCGTGGTCAGCTAACGCCTTGAAAGCCTCGTCGTTCTTGGCAAACGCAAAGGTCTCCTTACCAGTCGTCAAGCTAACCTTGGTCGGTGGCTTAACACCCAACCCTTCTAACACTTCCGCAAACTTGGGGTTAGACATGAGATCGTCTTTACACACACCTGCTGTTTCAAGAAGCTGATCCTTCCGCTCTCGTGTGTCTTCCAGATGTTGCTCTAACAACCCAATATCCAACTCCAATACAGGGTCGATGAACATGCGCAGTGTGCAGTCGATCAACCTTAGTTCAGTTTTTGGGAATCCTTTTTTAAGGAAAATGTTAAAGAGTTTGTAGGTGAGTTCGACATCGTTGACGCAGTAGTCACCGTACTTGTCGAGGTCGGCTTCACTGAAATCGTCTCTTCTTTTTCCGAGGGCGTTGATGACTTCGTTGCCTTTAGCGCCGATGCGGTATCTTTCAGTGAGCGCCCTGAGACTTCCACCAACTTCCACCCCATGTAGAGCACGGGCGATACAAAGAGTATCGGTATACAAGCGAGGATGAATGCCAAAGCGCCAACTAAGAATGGCACCGTCAAACATAGTATTATGAGCAAGCACCATAGCTTCTTGCCAGTTGAAGGTTCCGAGATAGTCTCTGATTTGTTCATGTGTTCCACTCGCCCATTCAGTAGGTTCATTGTTGACCTTCACACCTACACCAATCACCTCAAAGCGAGGGTCGCGTACGTATTCTTCGGTCGTGATCTTAGACAGGGAATAGTCCCTATCGTAGTAGGTTTCAAAATCTAACGTGATAAGGTCCATCACTTCACCTCTAGTAACTTCTGCATGTAGTGACCCGCTTTGTCCAAGTCGTTGGCGTTCTTGGTTCGGGCAAGATACTTAATGATGTTGCCCTTCAAGAACCCAACAAACTCATCCTTAGTCATCCACGCTTGCATTGCGTCCCAAGGTTCGACGGATAAACCCACGTAGTGTTTCCCACCAACCTGTCGTAGGTTGGCGATCTGTGGCTTTTTTGCGGTGCTTTTCGCTTCCTCCTCGAAAACTTCTTTTGGTGTGCCGATCTTCTTCATCAGCTTGTAGACGTAGCCATACGACACGCCTGTCGCCTTAGCGACTTCGGCAGGGGTAGCGAGTTTATTTTTGAGCAGATATGCCCAGACCTTTTCGGCCTTCGGTGATGACTTAGTAGCCATGGTCGTTCTCCTTTTGCGCGTACGATAAAAATAAGGCACAGACCCTCGTACGGAAAAAGTCTATGCCTGTAGATTTACTCAGGTGCTTTACTTGCTTTACGGAATGCGTACTTCGCACCCCACGCAAAGAACCATCTCATTGGTGACCACCATGGGGCTTTCAGCCACGCGGTCTCACAGAGCACACCAATATCGGTCCACTCTTTCTTAGTTCGTTGTTTCGCCACGGCGCACCTCCCATAAGATACAGGCTTTGCCCCATTGCGTTCTGCCACGTTTACCACTGTCCTTGATGCGTCTATCGTTCGACAACTCAGACAGACGTGGTTGCACAGACACATACGGACGCTCTAACATCTCAGCGATTTGCTCAGTGCTTAGCGGGATGGGTGCTTGTGTGAGTAGTTGGTAAACTTGTTCTCGTAAGGTAACCTTCTTACCCTTACTGTCGTCAGCGGCGGCGAGACTTGTGTCCCGATGCTGATAGCCGATACCCTCTTCGGTGTATCCCATGACGTTCTCCTTTTCGCGCAGTCCTCAAACTGGATGTCCGTTGAAGTCAAACTCCAACTGTCGCGGATCGTTGTAGCGACCCGCCAAGGCGTAACGCACGTCTTCAATGTTCTCTTCATTTATAACGAGTGCTATACCTTGGTTCTCTTTTATATCAGATAGGTTCTTTTCTTGCAAGGGTGTTGGTTTGTTTTTACCTGCCTTGCATTCTATACCAAAGAACATCCCCTTGTAGCATCCTATGATGTCAGGGACACCGCTCTTACCGTACCCACCCGTCACAGGGTAGAAGTAATACGCGTTAAGTTCTTTGAGTATGGTGGTGACTTTCTTCTTCACCTTTGCTTCGGGTGTCATTGCCATGGCGTTCTCCAAATCTAAATTCATCTATGACCGTTCCGCGACACTGACTGCATTGACGTGTTATCTTGCGTTTGTCATACACGTAGGTGTCTTCCACCAGTCGTAACGTAGCCATACACCAAGGGCAAAGGTTGTCTTCTAATCGCTTTTGAATTTCACCCTTATCTTCCATTGCGTTACCCCTCGGAACTGGTTTCACAAAGTGGGTGGGGAGCGGCGAACCGCCCCCCTGTTAGTGCCGCACTAACATCACAGTCGAAATACCCAATAAACATTGGCGTCAATTCTCCTGCCTACACCATCGACCACTTTGGTTGGCTTGTCCAAAGGGGTCAGCATCAGTAGCGCAACCTTCTCTTGCATCCACAAAGGAAGGCTGTCTACCAAAGGGTACTCACCCTCCACCTTGCTGTCAAACACTTCCATGCCAATACATGACACTTCGACAGCATTGGTGTGAGGGTTTATGTAAACGCGGTATACGTTATCATCATGTGGTAAGTCGTTATCGTACGACATAAAACATGCCTTCGCCCGCGCTGTAACCAACGTCATCGACAAAGTCATCCTTGTCTAGGATGTTCAGCACCGATAGCTTCTGCATGATCTCTTCGGGTAACGTGTCAGCAGTGAACCGTTGAACGTCCGTGCTGATGTTGGTTTCCCATGAATGCTTACCCTTGTCGATGGTCGTGACATCGAAATGCTGTGCACCGAACCGTTCGTACACGCGGACAAACCACATCGGCACCGTGCGGTTGCTCAGTCGTTCGAGTTCCTGTTGCTTGGCGAACATGTTACGTAGGTCCTGACCAAACGTAGGGTTCACAAACTCGTGCTCAACTGTCAGCAGGTGTTTGAGTTCTGCCATCAGCTTCGAGCCAAGGTTGGTGTCGCTTGAATACATCGACGTCTCCACGTCGATAGCCGAGGCACGTGCGTGTTGGTACTCAGTCCGAGCCTCTTGCACCACCTTGTCCACCGCCTCTGTCGCGTCTTTCAAACGTGTCTCCGCAAGCTCAATCGGTGACATCATACGTATAAACTTCTTAGCATTGCGCACCGCTGTATCTACATTGGTAGACATCTTCATGAAGTATTGCTTGCTGTAATCGCTGTACTTGCCGTTCTCGATTGTCCGTGCGTTGACAACGTACATACTGGTACCGTCACCACCGTTGCGGTAGTCACCGTAACCAACCCACCCAAGACAGTAGGGGCAGTCATCACGGTACAGCCAGTAGCTTTGCCTGTCACGTCCGTGCATCTTTACACGTAGTTCCTTACACACTCTCTCAGCGAATGGGGTTACGTACTCGGCACCGTTGGTGTTTTCGGTGACGGTACCGCCTGTTGTTAGTGCGTCACTAACAAGTTTGTGGTCATATCTAGCCATGTCGTTCTCCTTTAACTTAGCCGTTGCGTACTTTGCTGAACGCATCTTTGATTGCGTTGATTTGCTTGAGCGCAGTCTTACGTGCGCCGAATGATTCGAGAAGTTCGGCCTCACTCCGTAACTTCTCACAGTGTTGCTCGACGATCCGTTCGATGATCGCTACTGCCATTGCATACTCCATGTTACTCATTGCTTCCTCCTCAAAGGTCTCGTGATTTTATGTAAACGTATTTACCAGTGTCGGGCTTTGCACTCTGGTTGTCTAAGATGCACCATAGCACAGGACATGCCCATTGCCCCCATGATCCACCAAGGTACCCATCGGTCAAAATGATGGCGGCTTGCGGCTTGACACCATGCTCGGTCAGATAGGCGGGAACGCACTCGACGTTGGTGCCACCACCGCCCTTGGGCTTGGTAGTCTTCACAAGGTCATCGAGTTGGTGCATGTCGTACTTCTCGTCCTGACACACACGTGTGTCCCAGTACAGCAGACGTATGGCCTCGGGTTGCACCGTGTCACAGATGGACTTGATCTCTGACATAAACGCAGTGAGTTGGACACCACCGATAGACCCTGACGTGTCAACAGCAATGACAAGTTCACCCACCTGCTCGCTGATACCGCTCGGCATGTAGTAACCTGATGACACGTAGCGACGATTGGGACGTTGCCATGTGGAGTAGTCGTTACCTGCACAGGTAGTCTGGACAAACTCGCGCAACACCTCGCGCCAGTCGATCTGCGGTTGTAGTAACTCGTCAAGAGAACGGTCACCACCTGACCCGACCTTACCTGCAATGAGCGCACCTTGGCGTATGGCCTCGTCGATCTCACGCGCAAGTTCGCGTTTCTCGTCGGGTGTCAGTTCGGTAGCACCGTCCCAGTCATGGTCATCGAAACCTTGGGGTGGTTGGGGCTGACCGTGACCTACAGCGGTGTTTTGTGTACCAGTAGTGTCACCTGACCCCTCGTCGCCATCTTGTGGTGAGCCGTTATCACGTAGGTCATGAAAGACTGCGGCGCTGTCCCACCCACGATACTTCTCGGAGTAGCACCCACCTTGCGGCATGGTAGCCCAACCGTCTCTGTTGTCGTCGGCAATCTTGACGTTGATGACGTAATCACATGCTTGGTTGGCAAGCTGTGGATCGTCGTCGTGCAGATGTCGCCATGTGATAAGGTGTTTGTACAGCTTGTGGTATACCTCGTGAAGCACAAGGAACCGTAGTTCTGCATCGTTGAGCGAGTCAACAAAGTCACGCCCATACATCTCATCGCGTCCGTTGGTACACGCAGTTGGATGGTCGTCCACCACCGTGCGATCACCGATCATGAGGACACCTGCGAGGGCAACGTATTTGGGGTTGCCCATGATGTCAACGACAGCTTTGGACAGTCGTTGCTCTGGTGTAAGTTGTTTACCTATGGCTAGCATTATTCTTCCTCCTCTTCTTCATCTGTGGGGAAGGACACGACAACGTGACCGTATTCTTCGTGAGTGATCTCCCACTTGTGGGTTGGGCAAGTCTCCAACCATTCAAAAAATTCTTCGCGGGTCATTGTCATTCTCCTTACTTCTTGTCAGCGGCGAACATGTAGTTGTTGTCCATCGCCCACTGCGTGAATTTCTTGTTGGTCATCACAGTCTTGCGGTGAGCGTACTTGTCACTGGACACACCGTTGGCGAACATGCCCTGCGCTTCTTTGTCGAGGCGCACCATGTAGTCCATCCATGCGTCGATCCAGTCCGCACCAATAGTTGATAGGGTGCGATAGACAACCATACAGACGGCGGCGGCACTGTCAGGTACCTTGGCTGTCTTGGGTTCGTCCTTGATGGATTGCAGTGACGGCAGTTGGTCAGCGAGTTTGACGAATGCCATCAGGTCCATGGCCCCACGTTCACCGATAGTGCCCATGAGTAAACTTGTCAGGGTCTGATCGTCGAAGTGCTCACGGGACTTGAGCCAGTCGGACGCCGCCTCAAGAGAACGCGGTGTGACAAACGCCGTGCGCTGTTGTTTGGGGTGGTAGATGTAGGGGTTGTCGTCAGGGTCTTTGACGTCCTCGAAACTGTGGAACAGGTGCGGGTTGTCCTTGCACCAACCGAGCAGTGTGTGATCGACACCGTTGTTGATGCCCCACTCGATCCACTCCATGTTGTCAGGTTTACGTGCGGTGATGACCGTGATGCGGTTCCGTGCGTGTGGTGGTAGTAGGTCACCGACACCCTCCGCGCCGAGGTTAGTGGTCGCAAAGATTATCGAGTCAGGGTGTAACTCGTAACCACCGATCTTGCGTTCGAGCATGACGCGCAGTAGCGCATTCTTCACAGCGGGGTTGGCCTTGCCGTACTCGTCGATCATGAGAATGATCGGGGTCTTGTGATGTGCGCCCAGTTCCTCGTTGGTCGCGTATGCAACGTAATCGGCACCGTCGAGGTTGGACATCTTAGGTATGGTGATGTCACCCAAGTCCTTGGTGGTGCAGTCGAAGTAACACGCGATGTGGTTTGGTAGCGCACGTGATAACGTGTTGAGCAGTGAGGACTTACCTGTCCCCATGTGCCCTTGCACAAGTATCGTGCGTTGATGACCACCGACACGGATCGCGTTGTCAATTTGGTCAAGGCCGAGTGAGTACATTTGAATTGCTGAGTTCATGATATTTCTCCAGTTGATTTGTTAGTGCGGCACTAACTTGTTTACATGTCGATTGAAGGAAGTGACTTGATGACATCGTCAACAGCACGTTTGGTTTCTGCACGTAGGTAGCCATCCTCGCGCAATGCGTCAGGTGTGACACCGCGTAAGGTATCGTCAAGTTTCATGGCGAGAGCCGCCATCTGAGAGTCACCTGTCACGTTGCACACGTTAAGAAGTTCCACCATGTCGGTGACGTTGGACACCAAGGTGTCACGGAAGACCTTCTTCTGTTCGTGGTCGGCGTAGTCGAGGCGCTCGGACATCTTGGACAATGCCTTGTAAGCACGTTGCCACACGTCATCCATCGCGGACTTCAGTTGGTCGGCGTAGTAGGACTGATAGTGGTTGCGCACTAACTCGTTACCCTCGTTGCCTATGTCGATGCGGAAGTCACCCGCGTCTGGCAGTGGGATGTACGAGAAACGAAAGCGAAACTTGGACGCGATGCTGTCCGTCGATGGGTAATCGGCAGGGTCGAACATGTCGCCTAGTTTGGCTTGTGACTGTGCGATTGCCCAGTCGTACGCGTCGAGAAACGTCTGCACCATGCGCTCGTACTCGTTCTGCACCTCGGTCATCGCTTGGTGATACTTGAAGTATTGCGCGGTCGGCAGTAGGCGAAGCCCAGTGTCAGACCATGGCATTGTCATGCCGTAGTGTAGGTTACGGACGTTAGCTGTAAACTTCTGAACAGCAGTGAGTTCATCGCAGTTGCCCAGTAGCTTCTTGTGCACATTGGCGATACCTGCATCGGCATGGTGACGCGTGGTAACGTCTTGTGACGCACGCTTGTCTAGCTTGCGGCCAGTCCATGTGCTGATGCTGAGTTCTACCAACATTGACGCAGAGCCAATGGATGGTGCGTTTACCGCAGGTTGATTTGTTAGTGCGGCACTAACATTGCTTTGTTGTGTCATGTCGTTCTCCTGTATGACATAAGTTGCGTTAGCGTTGGTGGCCTACCACTTGCCATAGGACAAGAGCGGGAACCGTTGGGTAGACCACCAACTCTATATATTATGCCACAACTGACGAGATATGTCAAATGTTACCAAAACGTGTTGAGAAGTGTAATGTTCTGTTGTTTTGTGTAAAGTTCTTATATTGTTCGGAAGCAAGTATTTGATTTACAAGCAAAGTTCGATTATTCGCTAATTTGAGAAGTGAGGACTAGCGCGGAGGGGGGTGGACGGACGGAGTAAGAAACGAATCTTGTTAGTGCGACACTAACTTTACCCCTTGTATATACTTTTCTATAAAACGAATAATATATAATAATAATAAGAAAACTAAACAAACTACAAAAGCTGACAGGCAGGTTCTGCTAACGCTCCGCTCGGGTTGGTATGGTATGCCACCAAAACGCATTGTACGTTTGACATCTTCAAAAAACGAACTTTCACCGAACATTACGAACATTGCACCGAACAAAGGCTCAGCGCGACATGGAGAACTGGTATCGTGTGTTAGTGCGGCACTAACATGCCCGCTGCCGGTTGGCGTTTGATTCATCGCGTGTTAACACGTTTACGCACAGGCTCAGCGCGACATTGGGAACTGGTTTCGATAGGCACAAAAAAAGGCAGAGCCGAAGCTCTGCCTTAGTTGTTACTGTGTGATGCCCTCCCAGATCATCGCGGGTGTTAGGCATGAATTGGTTGGTGTCCAATATGATTCGTCCCATGACTCACAACCTAGT